CAGGACAGTGGCGCGGGTATGTACCCCGAAAGTGTGCACGCGAGCGATGGTGGCGGGCCGGGCGGTGGTGGCGGGAGACGGGTACACATCCCGACAGAGACGGCCGCGACGGGCCACTCCAGGTGTTCGGAACGGCCACAAAAATTTTCAAAACTTTGTGACATATTCGCAAACCTTGCCATTATTACTGTTCAATATCACTTTCTGGTATATTGTCAGCGACCTAACCACCCGCCACCATCACTCCCATGACCAAGAAAAAGTACCCCACCTCGGTGCAAACCGTCATCCGTGACGGTGACACGCCCTTGAAACACTGGCGCAGCAATCCCAAAGGCGATGGGCGCACCTTGGAAAAGCGCCTGACACCCCGCATCCTCAAGGACCTGGAAACGCGCAAGCGCAGCAACAAAGAGGTCGCTGAGGAGCTGGGCGTGTCCGAGACGTACTTGTCGCGCATGGTGGCGGCAAGGCAAGCGAAAGAGCCGGGGATGACACCGCTGCTGCGTGAAGCCGCCTCGAAAATCTACAAGGCGCGCAAGCAAACCCGTGAAATGCTTGCTAAAAAGGTCAACAAAGGTCACATTACGCTGGAGCTGGCCGCGAAAGAGGCTGGCTGCAGCGTGCGTACCATGTACCGGTACTGCGCCAAGTTCGCTAAACCCACCAAGGAATGACCATGTTCGCAAAAACCATCCAGCTGACTGACGGCACCGACTTTCCCCGCCGCAACTCCATCGGCCACCTTCACCCCGTCGAAAAGGCACTTTACGAGACCAACGCGGCCATTGAAGCGCTCGGTGCCTCCACCAGCCTCACCAACGCGGTAAACCTCGTGCAACAGGCCCGCAACGCCGTCGCTGACCATCTCGAAGGCGTCCTGGGTGAACCGGTCAAGCCCCAGACCTGGCGTGACCGGCTGAACGCTGAAGAAGGCGAACTGAACGACCGCATCACCAAGCTGCGCGATTTCCTGGCAGACGGTGTGGCAAGCAAGAGCCTGACAAAAGAGCTTCGCGGCCTGATGCAGGCCCAGCTGAAGGCCATGCAGGCCTACAGCGCCACCCTTGCTGAGCGCCAAAACCTACTGAATCTGGCCGAATAAAGGCCCTTTATGCGCCAATTTCACAGTTTGTGAGGTTGGCGCACTCATTTTCAAGCTGAAATCATGGATTCAACACCCGGTTTGCAGGATTTTGACCTGCACAGGCCTCGAAAAGCTGCCTCTGATCTTGATGGCATGTCCAGCGCCGACTTGATTGAGCTGCACGCCAAGATCGAGAAAAAGCTTGGCGGCACCACGCTCGAAGAGGTCAATCTGGTGCGTGAAACGCTGTTGCAGATGCATCGCGCAAAGGTGCTGCAAGAAGCCGCCTCAAAAGCCGGTGAAGGCATCCCATTAAACCAGCGCGCACAGGTCCAAAACAGCCTGTCCAACATGCTTGCCCAGCTCGGACGCATGCAGATCGACCTGTTCACCTCTGAACGCATCAAGCGTATTCAAGGTGCGACCATCAAAGTGATCAAGACGCTTCCCAAAGAAGCTCAAAACCACTTCTTCGAGCTGCTTGAGCACGAATTCGCCCAGCTCGAAGCTGAAGAGCGCAACCCGGTACTACCGGAGGCATCTGATGCAGTATCGTGAGTTTCTGCAAAGCACGATCACAGCGGTAAACGAGTCGTGGGACTTGAAGGACGCGGCCAAGTTCATCAGCACGCACACCTATCTGCGTGGCTCGCGCTACTCGTTCAGGGACCATGAGTTCCAGGAAAAGATCATCACCGATGACGCCCAGATCGTGAACACGCAAAAGTGTTCACAGATCGGCCTGTCGGAGATCATGGCCCGGTTCGGTGTAGCCGTGGTGAACATGATCCCCGACTTTTCCGTCATCGTCACCTTTCCCTTTTCCGGTGACGCGAGCAATTTCGCCAAGACTCGTATCGACCCCTTCATCGAAAGTTCACCCAAGCTGAAAGAGGCTGTGAACCGCAAGATGAACAACGGCGAGATCAAGCAGTTCAACACCAGCTTCATGTATTTCCGGGGCACGAACGGCAAGACGCAGGCCATCTCGATTCCTGCCGACATGATCATCTCGGATGAGATCGACCGCAGTGATCCGCATGTGCTGTCCCAGTACACCTCACGGCTGACGCACTCCAAATACAAGCTGCGCCGCAACTTCTCGACGCCCACCATCCCAGGTTACGGTATCGCCAAGGAGATGGATGAGTCTCTGCGCTTCAGGAATCTGTGCAAGTGCAACCACTGCGCCCGCTGGTTCCTCCCTGATTACTTCGAGCACGTCAAGATTCCGGGTTACGACCACAGCCTGCGCACGATCACAAAGAGCAATCTGCCGCGCACGCGCTACTTCGAAGCAAACCTGCACTGCCCGCATTGCGGCGCAGTGCCCGACCTCGGACCTGAGCACCGCGAGTGGGCCGCTGAGAACCCGTCCAGCAACCTCGAAGCACATGGCTACTTCGTGTCGCCGTTTGACGCGCCCAAACTGATCTCAGTCGTGGACTTGATCAAGGCTTCGACCATGTATGCCCGGTTCACCGAATTCGTGAACCAAAACCTCGGCCTGCCTGAAGAAGACGCCAGCGAATCGCTGATGCTGTCTGACCTGAATGCAGCACAGCTGCCGCCTGGCACGAGCCTGGAAAGCTCGCAGCTGCACTGCATGGGCATTGACCAAGGCTTGATCTGCCACATCGCCATCGGTCGGCTGACGCTGGAAGGTGACTTTCTGATTTGCCACCGCGAGCGCTGCACGCTGGCTGATCTGCCTGAGCGCAAGCGCAAGCTGGCCGCACAGTGGAAAGTGGTGATCACGGTGGTGGACAGCCAGCCCAACGTCTTCTTGGTGCAGCAGCTGCAGTTGAGTGACAAGAACTGCTACGGCGGCGTGTACACCAACAACAAGAAGCTCATCGAGCCGTTCAAGATCAAGATGTTTGAAGGTGATCCTGAAGAGGGCAAGCTGCCGATTCACACGGTGCAGATCAACCGGGACAAGGCCTTCGACTTGCTGCTGGGCGCTATCAAGCGTGGCAGCATGAAGTGGGCTCCGATCAACCCGGAGGATGACGAGATGTTCGAGAAACACTTGCTCGACATGCGTCGGGTGCAGGTGTACGACGACAACATGGAGCTGACCTGGACCTGGGTGAAGTCCAAGGAAGGTCAAGACCATTACCACCACACGACGCTGTACCTGTGGATCGCATGCCAGTTGCGTTCCACGGCAAATCGGGTGATCAACCTGTCAGGCGTGAGCTTGATGCGGACGTTCAAGGTCAAGCACGCTGCGCTGCCTCAGGATTGAGTTATAGTGGGGCGTCAGTGTTGATCAGCGTCTCCGCGCTTTAGACCCGGTTCGCCGGGTCTTTTTTAGGTATGATGGGGTAAGAAAGGTGCTTAAGTATGATTGGTATTTACCGTATAACTCATCTCGCTACTGGCCGACATTACGTGGGTCAGTCTCTAAATATTCCAAAGCGCTGGCAGGCCCACAAGGACCGCAAGACATCGCACATAAGTAAAGCTATTTGCAAATATGGTACTGCTGCGTTTGAATTCACTGTAATTTGCCAATGTCTGCCCAGCGAATTAAATGCCTTGGAAAAGTTTTGGGTAGATGAATTGAAAGCTCTTACTGAAGGTTTCAACAAACGTACTGGAGGTGATCAACCTCGACTGTCTCAAGAGAGCAGGGACAAAATCAGTCGTGCTAGTAAAGCCCGATGGGCGTCTAACCACGAAGCCTTGGCAAGCATCCTGCGAGAAGCTGTGACTCGTGATGACGTTCGGTTAAAGGTGAGTAACTCTCTAAAGAAGTATCACAGTGATTTAACAGAGCCAGAGCGCTCGGCAAGAGATTCTTCCAGGATTGCTGGAATCCGTGAGGCTACCTCAATCGCTAAAATCGGTAAATCTACAAGAGAGCGTTGGTTAGACCCGGCGATGCGTGAACGTATGCTTCGGCCTATAGGTAAACCTAATGTTGCCAATCGAAGAGCAGACAAGTTTGTCTTTGAACATGTTGACGGTAGACGCATTGAAGCTACTTTATGGGAGATTGCCAATCTCCATAAGGTCTTAACTGCTCAGAAAGCCCACAACCTGATCTCAGGGTATCGTAAGACAGCTAAGGGTTGGAAATTGACAAGTCCAGTATTACCGGCATAATCCCCGGCCATGAAAGCCTTCCTCACCAAAATCGCCGCAGCAGTTTCGGGAAAAGGCTCGTCAGGCCAACTCCCACCTGTTGCACCGCCTAAAGTTAAGCCGCGTCAACAGACCTACCCCAGCTACCTGACTACGACGCAGCCGACCAGCTCGGTGCTGCAGCGCCTCGACCTGAACGTCGCAAACGTGGACGTGGTCACGGCGTACCGGCAGGGTCGCAACACTTACGAAGTCATCCGCAACTTCGCGCGGGTGAACCCGGACCTGGCAGCGGCGCTGAATGCGTACCTGCGAGTGGGCATTCCCGAGAAGTACATCGTGCTGGCAAGGGACCCGGACGGGTCTGTCAATGACGACGCAACCCGCCTGGCGTGGGAAATCCTGCAACGGTTTGACAAGCTGCCCGCTTACGACAGCGGCTTCTCGCAAGTGGACTCCATCCGCTCGGTATCTGAGTCCCTGGCAAAAGAGGGCATCCTGTATGGTGCCCTGGCACTGGAGTTGGTGCTGGACAAGAGCCGACTGCCCTACAAGTTCCAGCCGGTCTCCGTGACCCAGATTAAGTTTTATGAGGACAACAGCGGCGGCACCAAGGGCCTGCGGCCGGTGCAAGATGTGGGCGGTGTCGAGATCGACCTTGACATTCCGACCTTCTTCATGGTCTACCTTGACCCCTCGCTGCTGGACGCCTACCCGCAATCGCCGCTGGAATCTTCGATCCAGCCGGTGATCGCATCGGCTACGTTCTTCAACGATCTGCGTCGGGTCATGGCCCGGCACGTGTACCCGCGCTACAACATCTCCATTGACGAGGAGAAGTTGAAGGCGTCGATCCCGCCTGAAATCCTGAACGACCCGGACCAGCTGCCTGGCTACCTGAACGGCGTGATCTCCGAGATCGAGACCATGGTCTCAGGCCTGAGCGTGGAAGACGCCCTGGTGCACTTCGACTTCATCAACGTCGAGTACGTGCAAGGTGAGCGAGACACGGCTGAGAAGTTCGAGACCATCAAAGGCCTGATCGACGCAAACCTTGCCAAGGGTGCGAAGACCACGCCTGCTGTGCTGGGCAACGGTTCTGGCTCCCAGAACGTGGCTTCGGCCGAGACGCTGCTGTTCTCCATGGGTGCAAACTCGATGGTGCGCCTGAAGCTGCAAGAGCTGTACAGCAAGGCCATGACCCTTGCCTGCCGTCTGCTGGGCCATGAGGTCACGGTGTCGTTTGAGTTCGATGAAATCGAGCTGCGTCCCGAGACGGAGCTGGCCGCGTTCCGCACCATGCACTTTGAAAGCCTGCTCAAGAAGTGGGGCCTCGGTGTCATTGGTGACATGGAGTTCTGCATGCGTGTGAACCACTGCCCGATGCCTGCAGGCTTTACCTCGCAGTCTGGCACCTTGACGCTGCAAGACGTGTTGGGAATGAGTTCTGCCGATACCGGTGACAATGCCTACAGCGGCACCGGTGCTGGTGGCGGGCAGTCGGGCGGCGGTGCCGCCACACAGTCCCGTGCGAAGAAGACACCTGAGAAAGCGAAGGGGAGTCCCAAATGAGCCTGGCCTTGATTTACGCCTATACCCAGATGCAGGGGCCGTATCCCGGCTACATCAACCTCAGTGACAAGTGCGACACGCCGCTGCTGATCGTGCGTTCGCCCGGCCACAACGGTAACCAGGTTGCAGCGCTGCCCCTGACCCCGAAGCAATTGCTAGAGCTGGCTGATGCCATCGTCGCAAAGTTCCGCCCCAAAGACTGAGGCCTGCAAAGGCTGTCAGAAGCCGCCTTCACAAGGCTGCTCCCGAGTGGAGTGCCCAAGTCGAAAGCCGTGGGGGCAATCCCGGATCAGGCTCAAAAGGCATACCACTTCTTCAAGAAGAGAAATACTTTCGCTGACACCGCTTGCATAAAGCTACTTTCTGGATATACTCGGCTCCCATGTTCAAGACCGCACCCAATCTCTGGTTTGGCAGCGAAGACAGCTACTACGTTGTTCTCGACGCCATGGCGCAGCTTTCCGCCCTGGAAGCTCAAGGTCCTGAAGCCATCAAGGCCGCGATCCTGGCCCGAGGCGGGAATTCCGCCGATCCTTTCAATCTGCCGCCCCTGTGGAATGCCGAAAATGGTGTTGCGACGCTCAACATTCAGGGCTCCCTCATCAATGGCTACGCCGGTTTTTACCGGCTGTTCGGTGTCATCGGTTACGATGACATTCAAGAAGCTCTGAGTCAGATCGCAGGTTCCAAAGACGTGAAGTCCGTGGTCCTCAACATTGACTCGGGTGGCGGTGCAGTTAACGGTCTCGAAGGTACTGGCGCGATGATCCGTGCGCTGGATGCAGTCAAGCCGGTCATCGCGTACACGGATGGCTCCATGATGTCAGCAGCTTACTGGCTTGGCATCTCGGCACGTTCGACGTTCTCCAGCCGCACGGCTCAGTCGGGCTCCATCGGTACGTTGATCGTTCACCTGGACCGCAGCAAGCAGCTGGCCGACAACGGCATCAAGCCGACGCTGGTGCGTTATGGCAAGTACAAGGCTCTCGCCAATCCTCTGGAGCCGCTGTCCAAGGAAGGTGAGGAGCACCTGCAGAACATGGCTGATGAGGCAGGTCAGATTTTTGTCGATTACGCTTCTTCGCGTCGAGGCGTGACGGCTGGCGAATTCCAGAAGACCATGGGCGAAGGCCGGGTCTTCATGGGGCAGTCGGCCCTTAAAGTAGGTCTCGTTGATGCGGTCATGAGCACAGCCGAATTGGCCTCGCACATGAAAACGCTTGACAAGTCCAAAACCGGCAGTAACAATTCGCGCAATTCTGGAAGGGACTCCCAAATGAAACTGAGTAAAGCCACTGTTGAACTGATCATGTCTGGCGTGGCGCTCGACAAGCTCGACCTCAGCGCCCCGGAAGCCAACGTGGATGGCGTGAAGCCGGAAGCGGATGCTTTGGCGGCTCTGCAGGCCGAGGCCACGCTGCTGATCGAAGCGGTCGCAGCCCAAGCCTCCAAGACCGGTGAAGTCCAAGCCCAGGCTGTGACCCAAGCGGTCACGGCGGCGACCACCGCCCTGAACGAGAAGGTGAGCCAGCTGGAAGCGGACGTGTCGGCGGCTGCGGCTAAAGTGGCTTTGGCTGAAGAAGCCGCTGCCAGCCTGACCGGCAAACTGGCTGCTTCGGCCGGTCTCGCTGGCAAGCAGGCTGAGATCGTCAAGGCGTCGATCTCCACCATGTCCGTGGCACTGGGCGGCACTGCCGACATTGGTGCCAGTCTGGCCGGTGAAGAGTTGCTGGCTGAGCATGACCGCCTGGCTACCCAGTTCAAGGCCAAGTTCCCGGCTGGCGGCGTCGCCGCTGTGACCTCCGTCACCAAGACCGACAAGACGCACGCAGGTCCGTCTGCCCAGTTCCGTTCCCTCGTCAAACCCGCCGCTTAAGGAGTCAAAGACATGTCCAAGGCACACTACATTGCTCCGCAGGTTCCCCTGGCGGAAGCGCACACCGTTCGTCTGGGTCAGACCAGCGAAAAGTTCAACACCAACGACAACGGCAAGTTCGTCAAGTTCACTGCCGAGTCCCGCTACGAGCTGTGCGCCGCCGGTGATCCCATCGAAGCGGTTGTCGTGGCTGTTGACACGGCCACGAGCGGCGGCTACTCGATCGGTACCATCGTGGATCGCGGCATCCTTTTTGTCACCGCTGACGGCCTGGAAGCCACGCCGGGTACCGGCACCATCGCCCTGGGCGACGTGGTCGTGACCGGCACCGTGGTGGCCCGCAACACGGCGCTGACCGAGTTCCCGCGCGTGTGCAAGGCCACGAACCAGCCCGGCACTGCTGTGACGGTTGGCGCAGCTGGTGCTGATACCGCTGCGGCCATCAAGACGGTTACCGATGCCGCTCTGGCAAAGGTTGCCGATGCCGAGAAGAACGCGCTGCACGCCTGGCGTGTCGTGTCTCTGGGCACTGGCGGCGTCGGTACGGTCGGTGCCACCATCGCCATCCAGCGCCTGTAACCCACAACATCCCGAAGGAGAAACATCATGGCAGGTTTTTACACGCGCTCTGGCGCTCTGGTGCAAATCAGCGCCGAGCAGCTGCACCCCGGCCTCTACAAGGAGGCGCACGACGCCAATCTGTCGATGGCGCAGTACATCAACCGCATGTTCGCGGACCAGGACCCGGACGAGAAGATCGGCTCCGTCTTCGACCAACTGTGCGCCTCTGAGGGCCTTGCCCTGCCGGGCAAGAACCCTTACGGCCTGCGCGCAGCCACGGTGGCTGAAGTGCTGGACGGCACGGCCAATGTGCTGGGCAATGCCAACCCCAAGGACCAGGGCTCGCCCTTCGGCCCGGCTTCGCGCATCCTGTTCCCGGCAGCGCTGGTGGCTTTGATCGAGTCCGCAGTGCCCAAGGACTACTCGACCGACACCGTGGTCTTCAAGGACCTGGTGGCTGTTGAGCAGGGTGTGGCGACGGAGAACTTCATCCAGCCGGTCATCGACTACTCGACCCTCAACGGTCCCGAGAAGGCGCGTGCCCAGCGCGTGGCGCAGTTCAGCACGCCGCCCAACATGCTGCGTTTCGGTACCAGCGAGCGCAACCGCTCCCTGCCGACCTACGGCATCGGCATGGAGTTCAGCCAGCAGGCCCTGAAGGCGACCACGCTGGACATCGTGGCGCTGACGCTGAACCGCTACCTGCTGGTCGAGAAAGACAGCCGCGTGTACCAGTACCTGTCGTCCATCTTCGCTGGCGACAGCGACCTGGTGACTGGCGCTGTGTCGGCCGTGACCACCTCGACGCTCAACGGCAGCGCCACTTCCGGCGTCGTGACCCACAAGTCCTGGGTGAAGTTCCTGGCCCGCAAGCGCAAGCTGCGCAAGATCACGCACGTGATCGGTGACATCGACACCTATCTCAAGGTGGAAGGCCGCACCGGCCGTCCGGGCTCCAACAGCTACGACCCGACCCTGTCGCGCATCGACCCGCAGGCTGTGGCTGACACCCGTCAGACCGGCTTCGGCAACGATGTCAAGTGGTTCATCGTGGACGCCGCGACTGACGGTGGCCCGGTGCCCGCGAACACGGTCTGGGCGCTGGACGCGACCAAGGGCATCGTGCGTGTCTCGAACACGTCCGCCAGCTACACCGCCGCTGAGACCTTCGTACTGCGCCGCAGCGAAGCCATGGTGATGCACTGGTCGGAAGACGTGTACCGCCTGTTCGGTGACACCGACCTGTCGCCGTTCGACGTGCTGACCATCGACTGATCCGAGTCCCCAGCTGTCGCACCACCAGCCCGCTGCTGCCCTAGGCGCAGCGGGCTTTTTCTTAACCAAAGGAGCTTTACATGTCCAAGTCTCAAGGCAACCTCAACATCATCGACCGCGATGGCGAATGGTTCGTTCACCGTGGCCTCTTCCGTTTCGTGGACCCCACGAACGGCAACTTCTTCGAGCCCGGTCTGCCCACCAAGGTGATCAAGACCGACTGGATGGCCTCGCAGGAGCTGATCGTGCCCTGCCCGGACCCGTTGACCAGCGACGAGCCGGTCCCGTCCGTCATCAGCCTGGACGGCGATGTCAAGCCGCGCCTGTCGGATGAGGATGCTGCAGCTGCAGCCGCCGCCGCAGCGGCCAGCAAGTCCAAGAAGCGTTAAGCCATGGCCGCTTTGACGAATTACACCACCTACGCAGCCGTGCGTGCGTGCCTAGGTGTGTCCGTCAAGGAACTGTCTGACGAGACCCTTGCCCTTGAGAACTACGTGAAGCAGTTTGAACTGGATATGAACGATGTTGACTCTGGGGCTGGGCAGGTCTTGGCCCAGTATGAGGCGATCAAAGTGATCACCGCAGGTAGTCGCACCGAGACCCAGCAGAGGTACTACGATGTGGTCGGCCTGCTGGCCTCATACCATGTCGGCGTGCAGTGCCTGGGCACCGTTGAGATGTTCGGCCCTAAGCGTATCTCGGATGGGCGTGCCGAGGTGGAGCGTGGTCCTGATGCTTGGGACCGCATCGCGGGAGCCTTGAATACGAGCTACAGCACGCTGCTGCGCAGGCTGAAGGCCTTGCTGCTGACCTTGGTGCCGGATGCCGAAATTGCAGCCAAGCCTGCGCGCGTCTTTGCCGTGGGTGTGGGCTTGGGTACTGATCCCGTGACAGGTGCCTG